GCTGTGGAATATACCCAAAGCTATCACCACTCTCTAGTGCATCGAATGAGGCAAACTTGTTTTGGTATGACCAAGGAGAGGCAGACTTTACATCGTCAATCTTACCATCTAACTCCATGTCATACTCACCGTTTATCTCTTGACCATGAGGTAGCTTTAGAGTGACTTTATCATTGTCCTTAAAGTCTATACCAGCAGAACGCATGACACCTTTAAACACAGCTTCAACAATGTCACCTAAGATCATATTCATCAAGAAGTGCGGTGGCAAAGGAGTCTTATCCTCTGGATCATTCTTCTCATACCACAACTGACACTTAGGTTTACCAAGATTGGACATACGCATACGAAACTCGTCACGCGGCCCACTAGCAAACTGCTTTAGCATAGCAGCCTCAACATCAGAGGCGACTTTAGAAGCCACCTCTTTTGACATTGATGCCTCACCTGCCATAGCCTTCTGTAAGTAAGAGAAGATTGCTAATTCAGCAGGGTGTTCCATTATTCTTCTACCTCTACGATTGAAGCTACAATCTCTTTATCGGCGTGTGACAGACCATCAGAGCTACGCTCTTCATGCTTATCTAAGAGTGATCCATTGATGTATTCAATAAAGTCTAGAAAGTTTCCTAGTGTATCATTGTCATCATCAGATAGCTCAACCTTATCCCCGATTGCTGCAGAGACATAACCAAAGGTAGCACCTGTAGGGATCTTGCCTACAGCAGGAGATAGCTTGATAGTAGACATAGGTGGTAGCAGATTCTTCTTGTTGATCTGTGCCAGTACACCGTCCAATGCTTTGAGAGAGTCACGGTTCTTAACGTCAAACACAAATGGGATATCCGTGAAATTACCGTCTACTTTTTCACCCATAGCATCTGTAGGGCTATCTAGTGTTACCAAGCCAAAGAATACCTTGACCCGCTTTACGCTACGAATGAGAGACTTTGTTGTCTCTGGAAGCGCATTAAAGTCTTCGATATAACCTGATGGCCTACCTAAGTTGTAGCCACCTAAGTTATCTTTGAGATCCTTGTTAAGGCTGTTAGCCAAAACAGTTTTCTCCATTTCATTAGTGTCGCCATTCCAGCGCTGCCACTGTTGGCGTACAGCAAAGACACGCACAGTTACCGTCTTACTGTAGACTACATCATCACCTGTAGTCAGTTTGTACGCTCCTTTTGGTACGGTTGGTTTCATAAATGTCTCGCCATCCATAGATACCTCTTTCTCTAGGATCTCTTGGTTGACGTTTAGCCGTGATACGCTAGGCGTTGCGCTCTGTTGTGTGTTGTTAGACACACCCATAAGCTCTGCCATTGATTGTCCACGGTCTAGTGCTACTGCTAATTCTTGGCTCATATCTTTTCCTTTCGATGAGCGTTTCATGAAATTGTAGTTATACATTATACGTCTTTTGTGTCAAGCCAGTTTGGGCCTATTTTTGCCTCTAATAATAGTGGCACATTCATACGTACTTTGTACACATCTTCTATCAGATCCACAAGGTTATCATTAAGATCTGTAACTATTTGTAATACCTCTTCTTCTTCGTCGGGGTGTATATCAGCCACCGCTGAGTCATGTACTGTATTGATCAGTACAGACTTTAGTGGTTTTAATCTTTTGTGAAACTCATTAAGTACAGCAGGGGTAACATCACCTGTAGCGAAACCCTGTACAGGATAATTCTTTAACATAGTAAAGTGTGTGACACTACCATTAGCTCTGCGCTCAATGTCAGGGAAAGCATACTGCCTACCACTAATGTTGGTTATCTTATTGAAGCGCATTGCTTCGTCAGCTAGGTTTTGTTGCCACTGTGCTATGCCCCTATACTTCTCGTTGAAGTGCTCGTAGTAAGCCTTCTCAGCGTTGCTACGCCCATAACCAGTAGCGCCGAAGAGCGGAGCAAACGTATGCTCCTTTGCTGCCTGTCTAGCTGTAGGTTGACCTGCATCAGAGATAACCTTTGCAGTGTAAGCATGTACGTCAAAACCTGTCTCAACTTCTTTCATTGCAACTTCATCTTGGGCTAAGAACGCAGCCGCTCTAAATTCAAGCTGGGCAAAGTCGGCCTCTAAAATTTTACCACCTTCCCAACGTGACACAAATACTTTCTTAACAGGAAATGTACCACCACGAGGCATGTTCTGCATGTTAGGGTTCTTACTACTGAACCTACCTGTAGCTGTTATGTGCTGGCTAAGAGTTGCGTGAAGGTATCCGTTAGACTTAGTATGCACAGATATGCCGCTAACAAAGCTAGAAAGATAGCTAGTGATAGCATTAAGGCGCTTAACATCCATAATAAAGCTTGCCGCATCTTCCATGTTATTGTTTCTAGCTGTTGCCACCAATACATCTAAGTTATCCTTTCCAGTACCAAAACCACTATGTGCTATCCACTTCTTATTTGGTGCACTAAAGCCAAGCCCGGCCATCTGTTTTGACTCTTTCAGGCCATAACCTCTTGAGTCACAAGTAGTGCATTTGTTGGGCCTAGCGTAACGTGTACCATCTTTCTTTGTTTTGTATGTATGACCTGCCCCATTACAGGTAGGGCAAGTGAAAGCTGTAGTCTTAAACAACATCTTAGAATTAGCATTTACTGCAGCCTTAAACTCAGCCTTATCTTTTACAAACTCAAATATGTCTGCCCACTCTTTCTTATCGTTAGGCTTACGTGAGAAGATCACTTGAGATAGCTGCTCAGGTGAGTTTAAGTTGATAGGTGTGTCACCCATAAGGTCACGTACTTTGCTCTGTAGGCGCTCTTCTATCTGAGCCTGTTCAAGCTCAAACTCTTGCTTAACCTGTTCGAGTACATCAAGGTCTACCTTTAGTCCTGACATGTACATTTCGGTGAGGGTTTTGCATGTTTGAAAGGTGACGGTTCTGACTGCATGAAGGGAGCGGGATTCTGGGGTTGCATAGTCTGCTTCGATGCTGTGGAACAACTCACAAGTTGTGAGGATGTCAGCCCGAAGATAAATGCTAAGAGAATCGAGATCCGTCTCATGGGTGTTTATTCCTTTCTTTATACATGCAGTAAGGTAGTCTTCCTTCTGCTCTGCTAGACCTCTTCTAATAGCACAGGCTGATAGGCCGATACCTTCTTTGGGTTTCTGCCCTCTGCACAATATGTACTCTGCCAGCATGGTATCATAGATGTCACCATCGTATTTAAAACCACTAGCCCACAACCACATAAGATCGTGCTTGGCATTGTGCATAATAAGCAACGTAGTCTTATCAAGAAGGTTTTGTATCAAAGCTCTACCTAGACCATCTGAATCTTTGTGTTCGTTATGATCTAAGGTAACAAGCATGACCTCTTCTTTGTTATCAGCATTTACCATACCTACCTGCACAAGGTGGTTGCCTACCTCGTAAGGGTCAATGAACGTCTTACCATCACGCCATGTGATGCTGTTCTCTACGTCTAATACAAGTCTCATCTATGCTCCTAAGCGGTGTAGAGTGAACGCTCACCATCTAACTCACAATGGACAACCCCATGCCATCCACCCTTTAGTTTATTCTTAGCAATGTTTAGGTGCCGCCGTGTTGACTCTTCTGACTGCCCTTCTACGATAGGATCTTTAGAGATTAAAACCATAAGATCTGCTTCCGCTGCCTTACCTGTCTTAGAACCTTCCATCATAGACTGATCCACGTAGACCTTACCTTCTGCAACAGCAGATAGCTGCGACATCCAGATCACACAACAATTATGTTGCTTTGCAATGTTACGTGCATGGATGGCTGCATCCTTGAGGTATATGTCTGACTTATCGCTATTCTTGGTTGCAAACTTGTCACCCATATCCAGCACAACAATATCAGGCTTCTCATTCTTTACTACTGCCTCAACCCATTTCATATCTTTGTTTGTACTATCTTTGATACGGATGTTTTGTTTCACTGGATCATAGCGCTTACGTGCAAGTGATACATTCTCTTTCACTTCATCCATACTCATGTTGGTTGCAGCACTTAGGTAACGTGCACCTACACGCTCGTAGCTCTCTTCGTTACACAGCACGATGCACTTAGCACCCTGTGACGCCCAACCGTCTATACCTGCTACCAGAGAGGCATGGAAAGAAGTTTTACCAGTATTGGGCCTAGCGCCAACCACAAGAAGATGACCATTGCTAACGCCTTCCACCTTCCTACGGAGACTTGGTATGTTAAACTTCCACTGCGTTTCAAGGTTATTCGCAGCAAGCAATGTGTCAATGTCAATATCATCCCAATCAATGCGAAGGTTAGGAGTAAAATCATCTTTGTAATCCTCTAATAATCGGCGTAATGGCTCAAGACTATTCTGGCTACCGTTCACAAAGTCAAAACCTAGATTGGCAACCTGCTCCCCAACGTACTGCTGAAACAGGTGACTCAAGGTGTCTTCTGCAATGTCTTTCTTGATAGGCTCAGCCTTATCTAAACGCCTGAATAAATCCTGGAATGCAGCTTTGGTAGCGGTTGTCATGGTTTGATTAAGCCCCATGAACACAGCCTCAAGATCAGACACAGACATGTCTTCTTCATACGTCTGCATTGCTGTGTCTAACGCCTGTTTGATCTTACGTGTGTCTTTCGTAAAGATCTTATCAGGACAGCGTATGCCCTTGTGTTGATCGTAAAACTCTTTGTTCAGTAGAGTTTTTATTAGTGATAATTCAATCATCCTTGTCTCCTACAAGTGTAGTTATTTGTTTATTCTTGCTCTCTCTAAGGCTCTCTTACGTTCTTCATCGTCAAACTCACGAATCAGCTTGTGATCCTTAATGAAACGTCTAAGCCTACTGTTCTCATCTTTCAACAGTTTTATTTCCCAGCGCATGTCTTCTATTGTTCCAACCATACTCATATCTTTTCTTTCTTATTTTTTTCATCCCAATATTTCTTGTTCTCTTCTCTAGTTGTAAAGAATCTATCTATAAAATCTTCTATACCATTGGAATGGTAATGTTTCTTCCTTTTGTCACTACCCCACATACCAGTAGTATAGTAGTAAGCATATCTGGCACTGTATTGACCTTTAGGCTCAGGATCTTTGTATATAAAAATCAATTTAATTTTTTCGTGTACGTAGTATGCTAAACCTTTTTCGTCAAGATATTTTTTTACGTACTCCAAATCTTGATTAGTATACTTCCTAAACCTAATCTCACCTTTTGAGTTTTTTCCTGCATAAACCCAACCTTTACTTTTTTGTTCTTCAAATTTTTGCTCTGCCATATCATTCTTCCTCTAAGCAAAAGCCACACATGTCATTCTGCGCTGGGCCACCACAGCTTACACAGGTCTGCCACTTCTTTTTTACTCTGTTTGACTCTGTTTTCAAGCCAGCTTCTACTAATGTTAGAAACCCAGCATTAAAGATAGCTGCGAATGTCTCAGGATCACACTCTACTTGTAGTGTAGCACTACCATCCTCGTGTTCTTCTATCTCTGTTACTTTTATTTCACTCATCGTTCACTCCTATACACGGTAGCAAGATCGACAGCTTGCAGTACTTTGGATACTCGTCATACGTCATAGCTATCAACACAGGTGGCGCAGCTATAAGTAAAGCTACAATAGCAGACGCCTTAATTGCACCATTAATATTACCTGCCATCACCAAACAACTCCTTTTCTTTATCACCGTGATTTGTACACACTTTTATTAAAAACTCTGTAGACCAATCTTTGAAATCTTGATTGGCATTTACCTCTCTTACTTGAGCTTGCACTATATTCATAAGTATTGCGGTTAATTCATCTGCACCATACATATTTGCAGCTTTTATTTTATTATATCCTGTCATAACATCCATCAGTCATTCTCCCTTAATGCGTATGCGAGTGCTTTCCAAGACACAGGAAACAGATCAACCATGATACGGTCAATTCCCCAAGCTACCTCTGCAGTCTCTGCTTGTGTGTCAGGCGCACAGCGAAGCTTACACATATCAGCAAAGGCATCGAGGCTCCCGCTCCAATAAAACTCCGTCATCATAGACTGTGGCAGTACCATACGTGCTTGCTCAGGGCATACGCCTAAATCTAGTAGGTACTCATACTCAGTCATTGCAATCTCGTTAAAACCGTTGTCAGATACAGTTACTTTACCTGCGCTACCTTGCTTCTTATCAAGGCTACGCCCACGATATGTATTAGGCACATAAAACTCAGGCTCACTGTCCACATACCTACGGCTGATTTCA